AGAACTTTTCATTTGGAATAATCCATCCGTCAGGTTTGATTAGCTCGCAAAAAGTCTCCACTTCGTTCATATTCTCATCAAGTAGAATGTATGCAAGCTGAATTACTCTCGGCCAGTTATCCAGGTCTCTAATGTTACCTGCCATGTTTCTTGGTAGACCGTTTGTCTCCGTGTCAAAAAATAAATACATACTCCTTTAATTAGTGGATAATTATTCTATGCTTAGACTTGTGGTTGACGATACTTTCAATCTCCTGAATAATTTCTTTGGAGGAATCGGTACTTTCAATACGACGTCCAGACTCAACCAATTTCTTTATAAAGAATTCATGATTGTATTTGCCATTGTCATGCAACATAAGCATAACCGCAAACATCCGTCTCGAGAATGGATTAGCCATAAAAGGCTTCAAATCTGTAAGCAAAGTCGCAATATCGTGCGCTACCTCTTGAAAATCAGCTGTAAGCGTTCCGTCCTGAAATGCTTCCATGGCTACATGTTCGTTGATTGTTCCGGAGTGAAACATTTTGGCAGCTGTTGGAATACTTATTCCTTCAAAATGTTTGACGAAGTCGTTCAATGCGCAATAAACAGGACGCTTTAGATCAACGTATGAGTTTAGAAAATCAACCGTTCTCCATTTTGTAGATTTGCTATTGATCGCTGGGACTACCTCAAGGTCTGCGGTCTGGTTTATCACGTAATATACGTTTGCCTTCATATCTCGTGACACAGCGTATCTATGCTGGCCGTCGATTATTTCCATTTTTTCATTGACAACAATAGGTGCGTATTTTAGGAAGTCGATTCCAGACTCAATGTCGGCTCGTATCTTTTTAACCTTTGATTCGTTGATATCCCTGTTCCCTTTCAGAAATTTAAATCTACCATAGTCATTCGTGAAGTAGATTTTTGTGTTCGATTCTATGTGCTCCATGATTAGTATTTTTCGTCGTAGTGTAATATCCGTTTGTCGCCAATAAACTGAAAACGCTTTCTGAATTTTTGAGTTTTAACAACAACCAAATGAAATGACTTTGCGTTGTTAAAATCTCTTTCCGTTCTTTTTCTTCGTGCGCGTCTGTTTGGGAATTTGTGACGTAGGTTTCCGTCAATTCGATTAATGAGCTCCCCTAGCTCGTTGTACTGTTTTACATACGGTGTGTTCATATTATGATTTTAAGTGATTACTGATTTTTAAAGCTTCCTCCAAAGGAATGCAGATAAATTTTGTGTCGCGCTGACGAATGTATCTGCAGAACATTTCGACGGTTGTATTATGTCTACGCGGATACCACGCGTCAGCGGCTTTTTGGATGTTAGCTCCAAACTCGTCTAAGTTGTGAACTACTTCTACTGGCATCAAACATAAGCCTCTTCCTATGCTAACCGTTGTTGTCTGCATGTTTTTTCTCTTTGGAAATAAGCACCATTGTTAAACATAGTATTCCGATTGCCATCATGAGGTTTTCTTCATACGCGTATCCTAGTGATAAAATCGATACGTTGATTATTACAGCTGTAATTTTTTTCATATTATGTGTTTAAAAAATTTTTAATTAAAACCCCCTCACTTGTGCTTATATAAAACTTTCCCAGGTTTAAATTTGATGAGGGGGTTAGGTTTTGCCGAACCTCAGTTTTTTATTATAGGTATTTCAATACGCATATAAAACCGGCTAAAAACATCGCGCAAACTGCTAGGGCTATATACAGCTGAGCAATTTCTTTCGCGGATTCCTCTTTGTAGCTTTCGTAATACTCAATGTCTCCATCATGAATAGCCTTTCCAAGTTGATCGCTAGTAACTCCTGACATTGACTCCCATTTGCCACCCTTGTTGATGGCTACCACCTCTCCGTTGTGGTGTAATACTTTCATTTTATTCATGTCCGTGTGTGTTTGTGTATGCAAAAATAAATAAATTTTTTTATCTACCAAATTTTTTATTCATTTTTTTTCTGTCGAGCCATGAATACATGTTTGGCCCATCCCGGTTTATGGCCGCGTTCCTTGCCGATACGCTCCAATTCCTCAAGCGTTCGGGCCTTTGCAACCTCAACAATTTTGTTTCGTTTGATCTGTTCTTGCGTAAGCTGAACAAGCTCGCCGTCAATCATCTTTGGAATGTCTGATGCGGTTGGATAGATGTGTCCGCACATCGGACATACCGGTAGAGGTTCATGAACACTGTAACAACTTGGGCACTGCGACACCCTGACGGTTGGCTCTGCTGATTTTGAGCCTCGTTTGTTTCGCTTCTCACCGTCAAGCGACCATTGGCGATATTCCTCTGGCATCCCATGCGTTATGACATTCCCCACATGATCCAAAATAATCGCCTGGGATTTTCCCTGTGATGGTCTGAGAGCTCTCCCGACTTGCTGGATATACAAGCCGAGCGATTGTGTCGGACGCAGAAGAATAGCGCAGCCAATGGCAGGGATATCTGTTCCCTCACTAATGAGGTCGCATGATGTCACCACGTCAACTGTTCCGTTTCCTAAGCCGTTCAGAATTCGAGCCCGTACATCGTCTTCCATTGAGCCGTCAACGGCGTAGGCTCTGTAACCTGCTCCCCGAAATTCCTCAGCTACGTGCTGAGCGTGAACAATCGAGACGCAGAAAACAACTGCAGGAGAACCAGGGCAAATGCGGTTGTAGTGCTGCACGGCATCACCTGTAATGGTTGGCTTGTCGACTATGTCAGCAACTTGTTTCACGTCGTAGTCTCCTCTGACTGTTCTAACTCCGGAAAGGTCAATTTTCTGACGCGGTGCAAAAACGACGGGTTTAACAAGAAACTTCATGTCGATAAGTTCAGGTACTTGAGGGCCCATGACAATATTGTCGAACACTCCACCTGCGTCTTGTCCGAGTCCTGTTCCGTCACCTCTGCACGGCGTTGCTGTAACGCCAAGAATTCGAGCGTTCGGAAATGCCTCAACTACTTTTCTCCACGATCCAGCAACGGCGTGATGTGCTTCGTCGATAATGATAAGGTCAGGAGGTGCGATTTTATCAAGCCGCTTAATAAGCGTCTGGACTGACGCCACCTGTACAGGCGCGTGAAGGTCAGCCGTGTATTTTGGATTGATGAGTCCATGATGTACACCTGCCTCTGTTAGCTTGATGGATGTCTGTCTGAGCAACTCGATACGATGTACTAAAATAAGGACGCGTTTTCCTCGCGCGGATGTTGATGCTGCGATGTATGAGAACACCACAGTTTTGCCGCCGCCTGTTGGAAGTACTAAAAGAGGAGCTCTGAATCCTTCAATATAGGATTGTCGAATTCCTGAAACGGCGTTTGTTTGATAGGGTCTTAGTGAGAGCATAATCCTTCGTATTGTTGTATTGCTTTAAATATCTGTAGTGCCACCTGTGGAACTATTGCGTTGCCTCCTGCTTTGACTGACTCGGCTCTCCACTTAGAAAAGGTAATACCGTCCAGTCGGTCGGAAATCCCATCATCTCCATGACAAATTGGGGAGACAGTTGGGAACTCTGACCAGTTAGTTTGTTCATGAGTGGTGTCAGAGAACGCCCCATTTGACTCTTTTCGTTGTATGTCGTGCAGTATTTTTCTCCCTCCGCTGCGTTCGGAGTTGGAAGCATGTTCTCCGTCACCCACTTGGCTACGTGTTCCTCTAGGTTGCCCTTGTTCCTGTTCGCCAGGCTCTCGCTGTTCAGGTCGCACCCGTTGACTTGGTTCGCTCTCGGAGTCGGAAGCAAGCCTTCTGGCATGAGTTGAACGAGCCTCGCTAATCCAACACTTCCGTCCTTCCCATTCTGATTTATTTTTCTCGGTAGACCCGAAGTCATTTTGAAAGTGTCGTTCTTTCCTATCACCGCTCCTGCTGCCGCATCGCTGGCTAAAGGTGTCGGAAGCATTGTGTGCAACAAACCAAACTCTGTCTCTTCGGTGCGGCGCGTTGACGGCACAAGCTGGAAGTACATACGGTTGTACTTCGTACCCTTGAGCTTCCAACTCAGCTTGCACCTCGTGGAAGACCAACCCTCCATCCCAATTAACAAGCCCGAGAACGTTTTCCCCCACGACCCAACGCGGTTGAATCTCCCGTATTGCTCTAAGCATTTCTGGCCATAAGTGGCGTTCGTCTTATTTTCCGAGTCGCTTTCCTGCAAGGCTGTATGGCTGACATGGAAACCCTCCTGTGAGGACGTCAATTCGTCCTCTCCAAATAGTGAAATCTGTTTTTGTAATGTCTTCATAAGATGTAGCTTTTGGCCAATAATACTTTAGGACGTGCTGACCAAAACTATTCCACTCACAGTGAAATTTGTTTTCCCAACCCATCCATTCGGCGGCTAAATCAAAACCGCCTATTCCTGAAAATAGTGACCCATGGTTCATAATCGTGTGTGTTTGTGTGTTCGTTATTCCTCGTAGATTATTTTTATCCCGATTTGCTCTGCAATAGCATGCTCCAATCTTGCACCTGGTGAGTTCTTCCAACAGGGCAACATGTAGATTATGTCGCAGCACATAAGCTCGATAATGTCGACAGCCATGTAATCTTCCCATGTAGCCCCCTCTTTGTGAGGGAGCTTCAACGGGTTGACTGTTTCGCAGCCATAACGCTTCTGTACACGCTGCTCTGCTTCTAGAAACTTTCTTGGCGCGTTTGATACGTCTGATGAAATAGCGCCAGATATGTATGCGCGTGCCATAGTTAGAACGGTAGGTCTTGGTCGTCCGTATGTCCTGAGCCTGGCGTCGATACCGCATGCATCGGCTCGTTCTGTCTGAACTGTTGGTTCTGCACTGGATATTGCTGAGGGCTTCCAACAAATGGAGAACTTGCAGCCATAGGTGCAGCTCCAAGAGGCGGTGTAATTGGTGCGGCTTGCTGCGGTGCAGCTTGCTGTGGTGCGCTTCCAAGTAGCTCAATTTGGTTCACCATCATATTGTGGCTGATGTCAGTTGTGCCGTCCTGACGCTGGAACAATGACGGCGAGTAGTTGCCCTCAATATAAACTTTTGTTCCTTTGCGCAGGTACTGCCCTAGTTGACCTGTAACGAAACGCTCGCCCCATCCAGAGCAGCTGAACCAGGTTGTTGTTTCCTGTCCGTTTCGTTTCTCACTCACTGCTACGGTAAACGCTAAATATTGCGCTCCTTGTTGCGCTGTTTTTACTTGGGCGTCTTGCCCAAGGTTTCCGATGATCACGGTTTTCTTCATGATATGTGTGTTTTATTAGTTACTTATTATTACGTACACGGATGCGCTCCAACGCCTCCAATAGAGCGTTGTATGTTTTGATTGACTTTGGTTCGCTCCGTTTCCAGCGTTCTAGGATTGACCTGTTTACGCGGGCCTCCTTGCACAATTTAGATATGCTGATTCCTGCATTGCCACACTGTGTTTTGAGTGACCTATAGATGTCGCTTTGCGCTGTGTCTGTAGAGTCCGTGAACATCCGTGAAGTTTCAGTATTTACGGTGGTATCAGTATTTGTTTTCATGACTTTCAGTTATTTTTTCTGCAAATATATTGTTTTATTTTAAATAATAGTTATTTTTGCATACAATTTTTTCAACACACACACTATGAAGGAAAACAAAATGTACCACGCTGATGTGTCAAGAATCTCAAAGTCAGGACTTGACCTCATCGCGAAGTGCCCAGCGAAGTACTGGCACAAATACCTTGACCCGAATCGGGAGCAGGAGAAGAAAACCGAGGCTCTTATTGTAGGTAACGCGTTTCACGTTCTCACTCTTGAAGCGGACATCTTTCCGCATCACTTCATTGTTAAGCCAAAATTCTCAGGAACGGGATCGGTTGCCAAGAGAGAGGCGTTCGAGCTCGAACACGCCGACAAAGAAATTATCACCATGGAACAATATGACCAGGTGAGGCGCATGCGTGATTCGGTATTGGCGCACCCTATTGCAGCCAAGTTGCTGAGTGACGGTTTTGCTGAGCGGGTAAATACCTGGACGGACCCAAGAACGGACGCACCATGTAAGTCACGCATGGATTGGTTTAATACCAAAATGAATTTTATTGTAGATTTGAAGTCTACAGAGGATGCTTCTAGCGAGGGCTTCTCAAAATCCTCTTTTAAATACAGGTATCACGTTCAAGCCCCGTTCTATTTTGACGGCGCTGTAGCCAACAGGATGCAGCCAAACGGGTTTATTTTTATCGCGGTTGAGAAGAACCCACCGTACCTCGCCAATCTGTTCTATATGGAGGATGAAGTTATGGACTTTGGCCGCAGCATTTATCGTTCAGATTTGGCCACATACATGGAATGCCGACAAAACAACAAATGGCCTGGATATGACCAAGCTGTGAAACCTTTGAAGCTACCAAGCTGGATTAAATTGTAACACTAAAACCAATATAAAATGAGCAATCAAAATCAAGTGGCGACTGTAAACGCACAACATCAAACTCAGCCAAGTATTTATTCAAGTGAGGAGGCTTACAACCGAGCCTACACTATGGCCAAACAGTTATGTACCTCAAGCATGGTCCCAAAGGACTACCAAAACAACATACCAAATACGATGGTAGCAATGGAAATGGCATACCGTACTGGCTCATCACCGCTGATGGTTATGCAGAATATGAATGTAATTCAGGGTCGCCCCTCTTGGTCGAGTGCCTTTATTATCGCGATGATAAATAGCTGTGGAAGATTCACTCCCTTACTTTTCAAGTATCAAGACCACGGTATGAAAGTGGTAAGTTACGTCGAATCAATCGGGTATGGCCAGAATAGGCAAAAAACAAATAAGACTATCGAAGTACGCAATCATTCTTGTATTGCATACGCACATAATGCAAAAGGGGAATTAGTAGAAGGACCTGCAATATCTGTAGAAACGGCGGTTCAAGAGGGCTGGTATACTAAGAATGATTCTAAGTGGCCAACAATGACTAAGCTGATGTTGAGCTATCGAGCCGCCGCATTTTTTGGGAGGCTATATACGCCTGATATCCTTCAAGGAATGCATGCAGAAGAGGAGGTATATGACGCTCACGGAAAAACTACGCAATCAACAAACTCGGATGCCGCTGTCAGTATTCTAAATGACAAGCTGAGTTCTGAACAGCAGCCACACTTCGAAAACGCTCATATCATTGATGAGGAAATAAAGTGACGGACGCAAAGCTATTCATGACTCCGCATGAGTTGGCTGACAGGTACAATGGCAAGGTCACAATTCGAACACTCGCCAACTGGAGAAGCGCAGGAATATCTCCACCCTTTACGAAAGTTGGAGGCCGAATATTCTACAGGCTGGAAGACATTGAAAAATGGGAACGAAACCGTACGGTTAATTCCACAAGCCAATATAGCAGAAAGTAAACTAAACCCCCTTAAGTGGGGGTTTTTTTATTGTCACAATTTATTGAAAAACCAGCCCTCCCATTGAGCGAGCGCCGCCCTTTTTTCAGTAAGGTAGTCGTATCGGTCGTAGTGCTTTGAGCTGACATCTCCGCTGCTGTGATTCTGCACCCTGTCGCGGTCGGTTTTGGATACTCCTGCAGCGCCCGAAAGAGTTTTCCATGTCCTCCTTAGATCGCGCGTTGTGAACGATTCGATTCCTGATTCGTACACAAATGCTTTGCAAATCATGCGAAGGGTAGAGTCATCGGTTGGTTTGATTTCATTTTGGTAGGACGGAAAATACAAGCCGCTTCCCGTTCGCTTGCACCAGGTGAGTCGACGAAGAACCTGAGCGCTGGCTGGAATCACGTGTTCGTTGCCCGTTTTTGTTTTAGGCCAATCAATGACCTTGACATTACGGTCAAGCATGGAGGTATCGATTCGTAGGATTTCCTCCACGCGTTGACCCGTAAGAATGAGCAACTGCAACGCCACCAAATTACGAGGATCAGTGTTTCGATTGTAGTTACGATTTCCGTGATGCAGCCATTTCCAGAACGCCACGAGCTCCTCTATGGAAAGCCATCGCGTGCCCTTTGTTTTTGGCTCTGTCGGAATCCCACTTGCAGGGTTTGCCGTGATGCCGAATCGCGCCTTCAATTCAGAGGCTGTACGATAATCGTTTTGCGATTTTAGCACCCAACCATAGCAGGCATGAATTGCCCCTCGCATGTGGTCAGCCATAGACGAAGCGCCACGTGCGTAAATTGGTCGGATAGCTTCCACGATATCAGATGTTGATACCTGTTTGGCAGGGGCGCTTTTTCCGATGACGTCAGCCATCCTAAACAGGGTGCGTCGAATCTCGTCCGTGCTACGCTTGCCCTGTGCTTCTAAGTGCGCTGTGTATTCCTCAATCAGCGCCGCTAGGGTTGCGCCTTTTTGCGGCCTGTTGAAAGGCACGCCCGACTTAAATTGCTCCCTAGCATCAGCCAATGACATATCTGGAAATGTTCCGATTTTTGCGGTCTTGCGTTTGCCATCAACCCACTTGACGGCATACCACTCTGGACGGACACCCTCTCGGATATTCAATGTGAGTCTGCCAGACCCACGTTTTCCACCGTCTGTCAAGACCTTGTTACAGCCAGCGCGGATTGCCGCGCGGATAGATGCATCAGTTAGCATGTCACACCATCGGTTTTGCTGGCGGTTTGCCTTTCGGTTGGCCGCTCAGGATGTTGTCACGCTCAGGCTCGAAAAACGCGATTTTTTCAATGATTCTCGCGGCTTAGTCGTGACCTATCGTGACGTCCGATGATGATAGAAAATGGTAGCGGAGGAGTCAACCAATTTTGCAAGTAGTTGAAGACACAAGGATTATTCGCGCTACATCAATAATGCTATCGGTAACGCTGTAAATAACAAAACCCCTCTTTCGAGGGGCTCTGTCAGAAGCAGGAATCGACACTGGAAAGGGTCGTAGCGGAGACAGGACTCGAACCTGTGGCCTCCTGATAATGAGTCAGGCGAGCTACCACTGCTCTACTCCGCAATCTTTTTTTGAACCCATTTTTTTCCATTCCATACCGGCCACTTTCCCTTAGTAGGTTTAGTCGGTTTCATCTCAGTTGCCATTGCTGGAACTAGGAATTTACCAAATTCAAGAGGTGAAGGTTGGCAATCAATCTCGCCGGTAAAAATCCCCTCATGATTGTATCCGTATGCTTTCATAGCTTAGAATTTAATAATAAAGTTCATTGCAATGTTTCGAGGACGCGTTTCAGTTCCACCCGTACTACCGGTATTTCCGATTGTAAATGTAGACCCCGTTCCTGTCGGGTCACTACCAGTTGGTGTAATTGTCGCCCCTCTATATGTATGCGTGTGAGATTTCAACTCGTCAGCCTGATAAGAACCAAGAGTACGTCCAGAATCGACACCTCTACCACCATCAAGACCTCTAATAAATTCACCGCGAAGGTCTGGAATATTGAAAGTTGTTGAGCCGTCACCAACTCCGTATGTAGTTCCAATAGCTGAAAATAGATCGGAATATATAGTTCTTGATAATGCCGCTCCGTTACACGTAAGATATCCGTCTGGTGCGGATGCTCCAGCAAATGCGCTTACACTACCTGCAGGAACATGTCCACGTCCGTAAACGTCTTTAATTCCTTTTCCAATTGGAAGGGCATAGGTATAAGAACCCGAACCTTGCCAAGAAATAGAGGCTATGATTACGCGTACCTGAACAACCCAAGCTGAACCGTTCCACTTGTAAAGCTTTTCGTCCTTCAATGAATACCAATAACCAGTCGTACTAGGCGTGTTGTAGGAAATTACAACAGAGGTAGTACTGGTATCAAGACCAAAACTTACGGCTACAGTTGTTTCATCGTACTCGGCATATAGTAATCCAGCAGTGTTACTTCCTGAATTTATTTCCTGATTAGCGGATACAATTCCGTAATAAACAATTGGCCCATTTGCATCGTACCCCTTTGAAAATCCGATAACCAAAGGAGATGTTGCGTTAGCTGTGATACTCACTCGATTGAGAATCGGAGACGTTGTTATTTTCGCAACTGCCAAAAAATCAAATATGTTATTAGTCAGCGCGGACGTTACAACTCCCTGTTTTACCAGTGATCCTGCGCCCTTTAATCTTGATAGAATTGACGCTGTTGCCTCAAGGTTCTCGACCCTTGTCTCATGGTCGTCTGTTGCGGCCTTCAAAAAAGAAGTTCTGTTTGCCAGCTGTTTTCCCTGCTGGTTTGAAATACCGTCAACGCCACCAAGAACGGGGTCGGTGACTTCTATCTGATATATACCTGCTTCCCAGGTTGCTGATTCGGGTAGATTTGCCATTTTTTATATGTTTAAAAAGTTATTTTCCAGCTTCCGGTCAAACGTATTTCTGCGGTCTTGTTGATTGGATTTCTCACAAGCCTGCTAAATAGCGTCTCATCCAAAGTGTACAGCCCAAATTCTCTGATTGTCACTCCATTATTTTCACTCAGCTCAAGAGCATAATCAAATATAACAGCCGTTCCCGAGTAGGAAACACCGTCAAGTGCTTTCGGAAAAACGTTCTCAAGGTCTGTATCTGTTCCGGATGTCGCAGCGTTTGACGTTCCAAAACCAATGTAAGCGACACGCTTATTTTCATCTGCGGAGCCAAGCAGAGCCGCAAGTGACTGCTTTCCAAGATTCACGATAAGGTTTTTATCGGTGATTCTCTCAAGGAGTTTCCCGTCTTTGTTCCAAATTTCGAGGGTCATTTCTCCCCTCGCTGAAATTACTTCGTTCATCAGTTCAGTATTTGTGTTGTAAGCGATTCAGTCACGACACCGTGCGTGATTTGTCCGCCGTAAATATAAACGTTATTGTGGTAATATCCAAGTGCCTCGGAAATTCCAGCCTCGATATTAACCTCAAGTTCCTCTGTTATGTCTGTTACATATTCTGTCAAGTTGCTAATATAAGATACGTCTCGCAACCTAGAACGTACATTTTTATACTCTAAAATCAACTTAACCGCATCAGCTGCTGTATCCGCAGTTACGCCCATATCATTTCCGAGGTCAATTTTTACACGAAAATCGGCCCAGTGTCCTGGTCCATATATCTGCGATCCATTGTGAGTGAACAATCCGTTATAGTAAATTGGATTTACAAGCCTCTCCTCAATGACAGCGTTGTAATACCCTATCGCTCTAAGTGCCTCCTTGATACTCCAAGGCGTGCCCTTATACCGGTGCAGCTCAACAGCTCGCTTTATTACGTTTCGTTTTTCCTGCTCTGTCTGAGCGAGTCCGTATCCTTTGTATCCAAGAACGTCAAATTGCGCCGCCAATGATGGCAATGCGGAAACGTCCACCGTGTCAATTAAATAGATTAAAACGGATTCAACGTCGAGGTTTGCTAGTCGCTCCTCAACCATTTCATCGAACGCCGAAAGGTGTTCAATTGACGATATTCCAGACGCGAGTATATTATCCATCCGTAGAACCAATAATGTTAACAGTCACACTGTTGCAATAGGCAAACTCAGTGTTGCTTATAATAATATCTGCTAATGGAGAGACAACTGAAACGTCGTACACTCCCGTAATAACTGACTGCGCAATAATCTGCGAGAGTTTTACATCCTGCCCCAACGTTTGACGTTTAGACAAAACGAACGCATTGAGCTTAGTTGTAATATCTGCTTGCGTAACTGTAGGGTCGGCATCCGTGAAAATTGTTACGTCAATTTCTATGTCGTAGTCAATTCTAGAAGGTGAGTATACGTTGACCAAATCAGTCAGCGGTCTAACCTTCTCATCGTTGCAAGCCGCTAAAACAGCATTCAAAACAGTTGAAGGGGTGACAGACCCGTCTTCCATTAATGGAAAGATATTCACCTCACCAGGCGATGATGCTGGAACATCGTTTGGTCCTAGAACTGAAACGTCAATAATTGACGGTGACGCAGAAAGAGCAAAATACTCGTATGCACCACGACTGCCAGCGTTTGAGAACGTGGAAGGGGCAAGTTTAATTCGCTCTCTTAATGCCTCATCACTCTCAATAGCTGCACCTCCACCACTTACGGTTGTGTTTGTAGCAGAGGAAACAAACGCCAACGGATCAAGAATTTCTTCAACCGTTCCCAACGCGTAATTGTTTGCTGCTGTTCCCGTTGTGATGCTATTTGCCGTAACTGTCGACGTTGTCACGCCTGGCGCGACTATCGTATCATTGGCAACCGCAAAAACGGCAAGGTTGTCAACACTTGCCACGCGTGTACCGGCTGGAATGGTAACTCCACCATGTCCAGAAACTAGTGTGAACTCGAGCTCCACCGATGCGGACGACGCAGCCAATCGGGTAACACCAACAAGTCTGCCTAGCTCGTCTAGAACCGGAGCGTTTGAAAATTCAACAAGGTTCTGCAATGCAGCATATTGAATTTTGTTTCGGATAATTGCCTCGCGATAAGCAAAGGCGTTGATGAGTAGCCTCTCAACTTGAGCTGGCTGCAACGTGCGACCTGTTCGCTGCTCATAGTCAGCGACCATTTCAGTCACAATAATGTTGACGTCTCTCTCTATAAAATCAGGCGTTGCCATAGCTTACTGTCGTTGTTTGGGTAGAATTGGCAAACTGCCATTCAATTGAGAATGTCAGATGCGCTTCCTCTACGCTGTGCAATATACTAATTATTTTTACGCGCGGCTCATATTTTTGAATCGCTGCGAGAATTTCTTTTTTCATGTTTGGAACAGCGATGTTCACAGGCTTATCAATATAGTCGTACACGCCACATCCAAAGTCAGGACGTAGTGGGTCTGTACCCTTTTGTGTAACCATAATAATGTACACGCACTGCTGAATGTCGGCAAAGCTCTGAACAACCTCTCCAGGTGATTGAAGGCTAAGCGACCAGTCTTGCGATGTGATATCTTGTAGTGTTGCCATTTAATAATTTTATGTGCCAGGTGTTGGAGGTGATGGAGAACCAGGTGCCGCAGTTGGGTGCATGTGAGTAATTAAATGAACAGCAGTCAATGGAGTAACATTATTTGCGACAACGTCTCCAATTGCTTCGACGCTTCCTTGCGTCTCAATATTTCCTGTTGCACTTACTCCCCCTTGAATGTTTACGTCTCCCGTAAACGTCGCCGTTGGCGTGTCAACAGTAACTTGTCCAGACGCAGTCACAGACGCATTTACGCATTGAATAATAACATCACCAACACACTCAACCGTCAAAGTACTACTTGAGCGATCATACTTAATCACAGTCCCGTCTGAAAATGTCTTGGCCTCAACGTCCTTGTTGCCTATCGGAGGGGCGTTATTGTCGTCGTAAATTGCACCTACAATAACGCCGTCCTCAATATGCTCGTCCATCATGCAGGCCACAAAGTCACCTACATCGTACCAAGACTCATGCTTGTTTTGTTGACTGGATTTTACCACCATAGGAAGCCAATCGGAAACGATTCCGTCCTCCTCAAAATGGACACGTGCGCGTCCTTTTGCGGCATCTATTTCAGTGATATTTCCAAATCTGAGCATGCTCAAATATACAATGTTTTTTAACAAGTTGGTTCTTTTGCAGAAACAAATTCCGTTCTGCGATTTTTTTGCTTACCTGCAGCAGTAGAATTAGACGCTCTAGGTTCTTTTTCTCCATATCCTTTTGCAATAAGTCTTGTCGCTAATATCCCTTTTGATACCATATAATCTACAACCGCCTTGGCTCTGTTCTCTGAAAGTGTTTGATTGTACGCGTCTCCAGAGTCGCTATCTGTATGCCCTCCAACTTCAATAATTTCGTTTACGTTTTCCTTCATAAACGTTATTACCTTCTCGATTTCAGGATATCCTTCGGGACGTAACACATAGCTAGCCGTGTCAAATAAAACCTCTCCAATAATAGCACGAGTACCTTTTCCATTTCCGGGCTTAATAAGCTTAGCTTCAATGTCGGTAGTGTATCCACCTGAACGGTCAATCTTGTGCGTAGATTTTAGGACGTTCCACACGCCAGATAAACGCCCCATACCCGTCAAAGTAAAATTGTTTCCAGCAACGAAATAGGGGTTTCCAATCAGCGCGAACGAGCCCTCCTTCTCTTTTGAGTTTGCCTTGTGTAGTTTAGCTCTTGCCTTTTTTTCAGCCTGGCTCTTGTCCTCAGCCTTTACACGAACCTCAAGGGTGTCCTCTGACTTAGTATCAGGGCCTCCTCCACTACCACCGTACATAAACTTTGTGGGAACGTTAGATTCAACAACCTTATTCTGCTTAGACGATTTATGTTTTACAACGGCCTCTTTGTACACGGCCGTTGCTTTGTCCTTGACGCTATAAGACATCAAGTTTTTACGATCTATCTCGCCAGATGGCTCTGTTTTTTCGATGTCGTAAATTGATGAAAACACAAGATTTGTGTCCCTCAAAGAGAACATTATTCCGTAGTCGTCAGCAACGCGTTTTAGAAATGCCAAATCTGTTTCTCTCGACTGTGTAATACGGTCGATTTTAATGTCATCCAACGCCTGCTTATCCGAGTTATTGTCAACTACTTTGTATCCGTACTTGTTTGCAATCTCATTGGCAATCTGTCTGAGAGTTTGCTTCTCGTATGCCTTTGAATTTTTGGTGCGCACAGGACTACTGATGCTCGACGCCAAAGCGCGAATTGACACAACATCAGGAGGCCCCGACATTTCAATCTCATCAACAGTAAACTTACCGCAATCTAGCATGTCATGATCGTAACCAATATACATCTGAACCTTGTCACCTTTTTCGGGCATCCAAGGACATCGCCAGAGTCCGTCAGTATCCTCAACAGAAAAACTCATTTCATCAGATTCATCGGACGTATTATCGGTATATTCAACCGATAACAAATATTTTGAAATGTCTTGAGTTATATCCTTGCCAGCATAAATGATTTTAACGCGAGGCTGTATTACTGTTTCCATGGCGGTAATAACGATGAGTTTAGTTGCGGCCTATCCATCAACGGAATAAACAACGTAATTCCAGAGTTTAGCACTGCTGTTTTTGGAATGAAAGGATTTGCTTCTATGATAACGCTGAATTTTGTTGCGTCACCATAAGCCTTGTACGCAATCGTATCCCACCGATCTCCTTGAATTGTTATGTATTTTGTATGTGCCATTATAGTACAACTACCAATGATATTAAACTTGCAGCCTTTTGCGAAAGCTGAGTTGATTTATTACTTAGCTCCACACCACTTGCAACCAACGACGTTACTCGTCCTGGAATGCTCATCGTGTTTCCGTTGTCAATATCCGTAATCAACGCCTGTGCGGCAACGGATGTATCGGCAACCACTAACAGCGTTTCTCCAATTTTCAACGCCAAGTCACGCGTGCGGTCGTACATCTCCGACAAAGGGTCTGAATTGATAATGCTCAAGGTGTCATTTAGCTGGTCGCCCGTAACAAGCATGTTCTGTATCACCGCCTCAGCCTTTGGCCTGTACTCGTCCACAAAACCCTCAAACGCATTCAGCGTATTAGCGGCCGTGTTCATCTCCGCTCCTGCAAAAACAAGCCCCTGAGTTGCCTGCGCTTCAATTGCTACAGGTGTAAGTACTGGAACAAAAACGGGAGGATTGTTATTTACGTTGGCAAAGGCAGATGCAATTGAACTAGTTGTGATTGATGCGCTTTGCTCGCTGTTTGCGTACTCTACCAATGAAACCGTTACCTCAGCCTGCAACAATGTACCGTCATCAGCCGTATTTAGGACGTTGTCACTCACGCTTCGTATCGCATAGTTGCCCACGAATCTACCGTTCCCCATAATCAACGGCATAACCTCTCCCAACTCTCTTGAGCTGTTCAATGCGTCAAGCTCCTGTTGAGGAACACAGAACGATGAATCAAACATCATTGTTAGCTCCGTTGTGTCAAGGTTTGTACCAAGCCTTTGTAGCTTTGGTTTCCCCTCAATCAAAGCATGCTCAACGATATTAGTTTCCTGCGTCGTGGAAAAACCAGTGAATCCCTTCACCGCAGAAAACTGTATGCTTCCAAGCTGCGCAAACATTGTGATTAGCTAAATGGTTTGTATGCCGTTTTACCAGCAACCTTGACAGCTCTCAAAATTTGCTTACGGTTGCCAGATTTCTTGTAAGATACATGAACCCATGCGGGCTCTTGTGTGTTTCCAAATTCCCAAATCAATTGGTCAAAATCAAGGTTGTCCTTGATGTAATGAAATGCCTTAGAATTTATTGGAATATCAATTGCCTCACCTTTACAATGCTGCGAAGATGAACTTCCTCCAATAGCCCTATTCAATATAACGCTTCGAAATCCGCTGTTCAGTTTTATAGGGCCTCCTACAAATTTTCTTACAGGCTCAAATACCTTTTGACATAACAAACGAGCAGCCTCAATTTGACCTGCCTTCATCTTATTTGATATACCCCTATTTGCCGCAGTTGGAGAGTTTTCAAACTCTGCCAAAGTCATGTGTTCACTTAGATTCATTATCTTCTTTTGTTAATTGCGAAAGTGTCGCGGTTAAACCTCCTGCCATAGCTAAATAGCCGCCAGCAGCTACAATAGTCACAGGTAACGAAACGGGCGCTGTCAAAATAACACCACCTATTGCACCGGCAATAATACCAATTCTCTGTACTTTCTTCCAGAACTTCGGCGTTTTACTGTTCCATCTTTTTATTAATTCCATATTTTTAAATTTAGTATTTTGCCCTCTCCTTACGTGCCAACGCATCGTTGATTACACGCATAAGTTCAGGCTGATATTGTTTTAGCTGAGCGAGAAAATCCTGTTTTGCATTTGCTCCACCTCCAGCTGCACCTGTTACATTTATTGTCGGTGAGAAATTCACCGTAACACCACCACCACCTTTGCCACCCGCACCAGCCATTGCCGGAGTCAACGATGAAGCTCCACCACCTTTTGGAGATGCAGCACCTCGAACAGCAGAAAGCGCCTTGTCCATAGCTCCAACCATTGGACCAGGCTTTATGTTTGCCGCAATCGTTTCAACGAATTTGAGCTTATGGATGTCCTTCAATGGTCCACGTTTTGCAGGAGAAAACGGAAGCATATCCCGCAAATCTTGCAATCCAGATTTGAACCAATTCTTCATCTCCCCAAACTTCGCTTTCATTCCATTCCAAATACTGTTTACAATTGCTTCTCCAGCCTTGTAAAATTTAGCAGGAAGCTGAGCATGCCAAGCAAGAAAAGCCAGAAATATTGATTTTACGCGAGTCCAAATATTGACAAAAAACGTCGTTATCTGGCTCCAATATTTCATTACAAATCCTATTGGACCTAGCAGTAACACTCCCCATTCTCGCATCCACGCAACTACCTTCCAGAATATTGCTTGAACGCGCTTAAATAAATTCGGAAAAAATACTCCAATTATACTGAACTTAAACAACGTTTCTAGAATCTGGTTGATAGCACCTCTCCAATCGCCTTGAACCATTTTAATTATAGCCCTTATTACACTCGCAGCCGCTAAAGCTGGACCTAATAAAATTGAAATCAATAATTTTACCACGGCAGACTGCTTTGAGAAGAAGGCATTAAATTCCTTCCAATAAACAACCAGCAAGGTAATGATCGCAATAATGGCAATCACAGCGGCAACTATAGGATTCGCAACAACTGCAGATTGTAGAAATGAAAACGCTTTTGATAATCCATTGATTGCTGTGCTAGCTCCTGATAGAGCTTTCATAGCACCCCCAAAAACAAAGGAAAGTCCACTTATAGCGATTGAAACGGTAGAGACTATAGCCGCTAAAGTAGCTAGTACCGAAACCAGTTCTTGGTTCTCGTCAAGCCATTTGATTATTTTCGGGAGACTGTTATCTAACCATTTTGAAAATCGTTCCAACATTGGAAGCAATGCACCTCCAATCTTTTCAACAACCTCTCCAAACGCAATCTTTATTTTTGCCGTGGACGAGACGTTAGCCTTGGCAACACCTCCTACCTGTTTTTCAACAGCCTCTAACAAAATCTTCTGGGCTTTCAAGTGCTGACCGGATTCAACAAGCGACCGAATTTTATCTTTTTCGGAGTCTGTAAATGTTACACCTGAACGAGCAAGCGCATTGATGCCTTTGATAGGGTCTTGCAACGCCTTACCTAGTTGAACCGCGTTCTGCGTTCCTTCACCGAATCCGGCTGCCTCCAAATCAAATGCGGCACGTGTGGCGCGCTCAAAAATTTCGGATGTTCCAGCCGTATTTTTAATAACCTTTTCAAACGTGGCAAGCTTAGTCTGTACGGCGATGATGTTCTCGTCATCAACAGCTATTTCCATCATCAGCGAGCTAGCAAACTCTTGAGCTTTTTTAGCAGATTTTCCGCTAGTCTCACCCATGGACTTGAAAACTTGTTCAAGTTTACGAGTTGCCTTCTCGCTTTCCTCAGCCGCCTCGGCAGCTTTAAATAATGGAATACCAACGGCAAGCCCAAACGCACCAGCTTGACGACCCAAGGCAAAAGCCTTGTCTCCAATCCTAGATGTTTCTTTAGAAAATCGAGTAAGCGATTTGGTAGAGCTGTTTACTGCACCATCAATAACCTTCGACATCTTGTCGACTGCCGAAAGTATGACCGCTACCTTTAATGCCTTCTCCATTATTCGCTTTTGTTCATTTTATTGTGCAGTTTCACCGCTTCGTTATACCACCAATTAAGGTCGGGAAGATCCAGCTCAAACAATTCAGACAGCGGTGAGTGACTGAAATGCGCCAGGAACATCAACTGTTCACTGGTTATAGGCTCCCCCCGAACTCCCCCATGAGAGCAAGAACGTCTTTTCCGTCCATATCGTCAAGGTCTTCCATGACAATAGGGTTTCCGTCAATTGTAGTCGTCATTGCAATCATAGCAAAAGTCATTTTGCTTACGTCAGTGTCAGCCATTCGCTGAGCTTCTCTGATGTGCTTGCCTTTAAACGCGGATATTTTTGCTACCGATCCGCTAGGTAGTTTAATTTCTTTTTCCATGTCTTTTCCTGTTTATTAAATAGGGGGAGCGAACTCCCCCGAAATTCCTATCCTCCGATATTCTCTCTATACTTAGCAAGAATATCTACACCATTCACCTTATACACGTTGGCTAACGCGTCAAACTCCATGATAGCCGTACCGTTGATTTCCAACTTCATGTACGATACCGCCAATCGTGAGTCCAACTCAACGTTGTCATGTTGTTTGAAGTTACCAGAAGGAGTTTCCTTAAACTGCCCTCTAAAGTAACAAACAACTGGAACTTCACTACCTCGTCCTACAGCGCTATAGTTCTCCAATGAAGAACGACATTGAAACGCATGAACTTGGTAAGGGTTTGCCATTAAGCTCATGACGTCAGGGTACATGGAGTTCCACTTTATACGAGCCTCCATTTTATCAAACCCTGAAATCAACTCAAGCGCACCTGCCATTCCAAGAGCTTTGTGTTCGGCCATTTTTGCCGTGATTTTTGGAAGGTCGATTTCCTCAGCCTTTCCAAGGAACGACGAACCATTGATGTAAACGTTCGCGTTCGTAAGTCTATTTACTGTTAACTGTGCCATTGCTCAAATAATTATTGATTAGTACCCAAGTTTCTCAACAAGTTGATGTCGATAAAACTTTTGAATGTGATTCGCTCAGCTGGAGTAGGTGGCATAAACGTAATATCAAACGTTACATGTCCTGCCGCCAACTCTGTTGATGGGTTTTCTGCTGGATCATATGTACACTCTCCGTCAATTACTGCACCTCTCTGAATCAATGTTCTTATGAAGCTATTAACGCTGTCACGAATTGCGTCAATCAACGCGTTGTTCAATGGCTGGTCAACATATTGCAACATCGAAAGCTCAAGGCTCTCATGCAAAATATCAGCTGTACGCTGTACCGCAATGAAATTACCAGGAGCCGTATCCGTAGGGAAAGCCGCAGAACGGTTACCCCAAGAGCGAAGCCCTGTTCCAAATGAGTTGAACACTGTGACAATCCCCGTCTCATTTAGTAGGTTTGCCTCTGTGTTTGCGTTGTTAACTGCTGCGGTTATGATTCTCTCAACACCAGTGATACCCTTGATTTCTCTGTTTGAAGGAGAGTACCAATATCCGTCTTTGTTATCCGTAGCTGCAATAACACCTGCCAAATAAGCCGAATAAGGAACGATAGCGTCTGCGTCAGTCGCAGCATCGTAAGCCTTCAAACGAGGATATGTTAGGATAGCCCTCTTAGAAGAAGTGCTGAAAGCCTCATCAATATCACCCCTGTCAGCAATAGCTTGAGAAGGAGTAATTCCTTCAACGCTATCAAAGATTGCGTGAGCTCTAAACTTTTCAGCGTACACCAACATCTCACTAGAGATAGCCTTAATAGCCGAGTATCCAGGCGCAATCAAAATTCTAGGACTGAATCCAAACGTACTGAACGTAAGGTCAAAGTTTGCCATTCCATAATAATCGCCGCCGTCAACCTCACCAATCAACTGAGAGTTAGAAACTGAGGTAGGGTCAAACGCTTTGTATGAACAAACAATAGTCGCACCTTCTGTAATCGCTCCACCTGGAATGATTGTAATAACTCCAAAATCGTTGACGTTGTAGTCAGTACCTTCTGTATACGTAATAGAATCACCGTCAGTAACTTCAAGTACGTTGCCACCATCATAGATTGGAGCACTCGCAAGAGCCGCCTTTCCGTTGGTAATTGTCAACGTCTCAGTTTCATTAAAGGTGTTTGCCGCTACGTCAAAGACGTTTACAACAACAACAAGACCTGAGCCTTGTTTCTGAATAGCATCTAACGCCTGTGGAATATTGAAGCCAGGCAAACTGGCTCCGAATTGTGACGCATCAGCAGGAGACTGCACAAGCGTCAGAGTCTGTTTAGGGCCCTCCGGTGCTACACCGATAAGTCCAATGACGGCAGACTTCACAACCGTAATTGGGCGAGGCCCAATATTTAGTTCGATAGTCTCAACGCCATGTAGATAATTTGCTGGCATTTATTTTCTTTTTTAAATTAGTAATTCGTTGGGGCTAATATACAAATTTTTTTATCACGCGCAAGGAATATCAATTATTTTTCATGCACAAAAATTCTAGGTCTGTCATGTCCATCCCACCACTTGTCGCAAAAATACTTTTTATTTACCGATCCAGCTTGTGACATTACAGGATAAATAATAACTCCATTTGCACCTACGCATTTAACCTCATTTGTCTCGGGAACAACGGCAACGATGTGCCCCGATTTTTTTCTATTGCGATTTGCCGCAACCAATATAACGCACTTGCCATTATTAGCGGCTATCTGAGCCTCGGTTGTACTTATTTCTTTCCACCCAAACTCAGCGCCGTATTTGTAAAACCAATCATACAAATCGTTTGCACTCATTTCTCTTAGGTTTTTACCGTACTGTGGGTTCTCAAATTTAAGCTCCAACAATGCCGAGTCAGTCCACCAAACACGAGGCAGGAAAGCACCGTTTAAATACGCATAGTCATAAGCGTATATGTTGCAAAACGTTGACGTTGATGTTCGTATATATCTTCGTGATCGCTGAACGTCTAAAAAATCAATTAGCTTGCGTAGTCCAGAAACTGTGCCGTCTCCTTTTGGCATGTTTAATTCATTAAGCGGAAAGGCTCTTCGAGTAACCATGTCTCGAGTAGACTGTATGTCGGATTTTAGATGAATTTCTGGTATCATGAAATTTGCTATAAATCGATAGATACTTCGTACCCAAGTTCTTCAAAACGCTTTTTAGCATACTTATGTGCTGTTTCCAAAGATTGCGCCTCAATTTCAACATCAATGTTTACATGAAATCCTGTCGTTGGTACATTGGTAACAATAGGTTTTCCTTCAATAAACTTATCACGATTCATGAATGACATTGGAGCAATCTCCAAAAGCTTTCCGTCCATACGTCCTGCAAATTCAATTCGCACGTATAACTCTTTAAATGAGATATCCGCACCTGGGATATCGATTGTTGCCTCGCCCTTTGGCTTCAGTATTAATGCCATATTATTTTCCTTTTTGTTTTATATTAAATTCGCTAATCCAAGATTTGAAAGCAATGTTGCTATTTGTGATGTAGTAGGATTTGTCGCTAAGTCCTGCCTGTATAGTTTTATAATAGAACCGTTCTCTGTTCTGAAATGTGGTGCTGCATTGCCAGCTACAATATCGGCAGAGTATTGCTGATAAGCATCTGTTAAATTTGTTGTTGGAGCAACTCCATTATTTATTACAATTTTTCTTGTTCCTGTCCCTTGAGTTGAACCTCCTAAAACAATATTTCTCCCATAATAATTTGTGTATACAGAATTATTGCCAGATGTATCTGCTCCACATTGAGCAAAACCACTATCATTTGTTCCTTGTGAAATAGCTGTCCAAGAGGCCATTGTTTGCTGAAAATTCCTTGAAGATGGAACTGAGCCTAATCCTAGAACAATGCTATGTGTTGAATTTGCATTTATAGTAGCAAAGCCAAGTTTAACATTACAAAATCTATCAACATCAAAATTATGAGCATTATTATCAAAGTATGCAAAAGGTATTGATGTACCTGCCCCTAATCTAATATTAAAAAAATGACCTTGCCCTGCTGGGGTTGGAGTACCAATATACACTGTGCTTCCAAATACAGAAGCACCATCGCCCCTTACTTCAAAAATATTACTAGTATCGGAACTATTCCTAACTCTAAATGCTATATCAGTTGATAATGCTCCTGGTGCCCTTAGATCTAGCCTTGCCCCTGGAGAAGCTCCTTGTCCTATAGAAAGTCGTGAATTTGTGTTATCCCAAAATAGATTTGCAGCCTGCTGAACAACGTTACTCGAACCCTGAAAAAATATCCTTCCAACAGTACCATTATTTACTGATGTTGTTCCAACCGTCAAAGGGGAAGAAGGAATATCCTGCCATGCAGTTTGATAGTCTGACGTTCCACTCTTTACGATAATTTGTCCAACAGCTCCACCTGTAGGTAGGCCTGGACCCGCTGGGCCTGTCGCACCTGTTGCGCCCGTTGCACCCGTTGCACCTTGTGGGCCTGTAGGTCCTTGCGGCCCTGTTGCGCCTGTTGCACCAGTTGTGCCTGGCTCGCCTTGTGGTCCTTCTGCTCCTTCAAGCGAAGCAAGCCAATCAATTTCCGAACCTTCAAATCCATTTTCTACAGCTATATCGTAAGCGCTTTTTCCGTCTTGCCCTATAGCTCCGCTTAGGTTTACTTGCCAAGATGAATATGTTCCGCTTCCCGTATGTTTTTCAACATGTACAACAAGCTGTCCCGTCAAAATATCGTAAGAATTAACGATGCCGTGCATGTGTGCAATACCATCATTAGCAATTATAATTGTCTGTTCCGGTATGTACGCCAATCCTATTTCCACAGATAGCGTCTTAGTTCCGTTTCCGACTGTTAACTGAGTATCCGAAGTTGTGTTATAACGATCACCGTCAGCGCCGTCAGCACCATCTTGACCAGGTACACCCTGTTCGCCTTGTGGACCTTGTGCGCCAGGCTCTCCCTGCGGACCTTGAGGCCCACTCTGTGGAGATACCCACTCGGGAATCTCACCAGGACCATTAGTCGATAAAACAAATCCAACCTCACCAGGTGACAGCCTTCTCCATACCTCTCCATCCCAATAAGCGATATCTCCCTTGTAGGCTATAATAGGTGGATTTGGATATGTTCCTGGAAAAGGAATCGGAGGAATTTCAGGAAATTCGTCGTTGTACTCAAACGTTACGCTCTGTAGCGGATTTTCGGTATTGTACTCCGTATCCTCAACAATTGTATATCTTGATTGAAACACCATAGAATACGCCCATAGCGCAGTCTCGTTGTTTTGCTCCGTAAATCCGTTCTTTACTAAATACATTTTACTGCAGTCGGTCGGACGAAATCCAATCAATCTGCGTTTGACTGCTTCGGTAATTGAATGCAGACCAGTGTTACCCCTCAAAGTTCTTGATTGAACGACAAGCTCAATCTGAACCATCTCATCCTGAGTAATGTCAAAAGTATTTTTTACGTCGCCAAAGTCAGATGACTTGTAGGCAACCGTTATACGTCCAGCACCAAATGGACGCTGAAACTCAGCTTGTACTTGCGGCAGCTGAACAACGTCAACAGCTCCTCCCTGAAATACCGGAATAAGGTGCTCAACTATTTCCTGTTCAATGTCGGAATAAAATACGTTCATCAGTCAGTAATTTTCTCGAGTTGCGCCTCGAATGTTTGGCCATCAACAATTTTAGCTACGCTACGCACATAGTGACTAGCGCCATTGATAACCACAATTTCTGTATTTCCATTACGTACGGACTCCTGCAGTCCTACAAATACACCAACCTTATACTCCATAATGAAAACGAACGGCAGGTATTGCACGCCGTTCGCTATCATATCTTTTTCGTTAGGTTCTCTGTAATGAGCCCTTGCTGTTTGTTGTTCTCCTCCAAGGGATGGCGTCCAAATGGCGTCATATCCCATGACGTTTGTTGTTACATCAAACGCATTTTGAAGGTATCCATCAAACGGGTTAGGCATGACATTACGACAATAGTAGTTTCACCTTAACAACAGTCGCGGATGATGTCGCAGCTACCCACGCATATCCAGCAACCTTGTTCGCTCCCGAATTGTCCGAAGTTGTGATACTGCCACTTCCGTTGCTGTACACCTTCTGACCAATCGTGATGGCTCCTGTTACCTTTGGCAATTCAAAAACACCTTCCAATGCAACTACGATAGTTTCACCAGAAACGCCTGAACCCAAAGCAACACCAACCATGTCACCAATTTCAACAATAGAACCGCTTGTAACAGTTCCTGAAAGTACGAAGTCTTTTCTCTCGCCACTCTCGATATAATTCTGTGCCATTTTCTAAGCTCTTTTTTTTGATTTTTAAATAGAGGGAGGTTGCCCTCCCTCGTTATCTTTTACAATTACGCTCCAGCGTTTCTAACCGCACCTCGGAAACCAACTGCTCCTACACCGTAGTCAAGTCTGATTTTCCATTGAGTACCGTCAACACTGAATCCGTTCTCATTTTCCATGAATGGATTTTGCTCACCGTTCAAGAAGTTCACTTCAACAACTGGCTCAATAGATGGATCAGCAAACATGTAATATGTATTGCCACTCAATCGAGGGGTGTCGATAACGTCGCTGAACAATCCAGCTACGATATTGGGTTTATTCAAGATACCTGTGTCGGTATGGTCGTACTGAGATTGGTTCAACACTCTCAACGTTCCACCCAAAGACAATGGAGCTAACGCCAACGATGGACGGATATCCAAGAAGTCGTTTGAATCTTTGTCTTTTTGCTTAGCCATCAACTGACGCATACCATCAAGAACAGCTACAGTTGGTGCAGCAGCAGTAGCGATGTTACCGTGTGTCGAATGGAACAACGCAACACCGTCAGCCAATGTAGGGTTTGATGCAAGCAATGCGTAAACATCGTTCTCGATAGAACGAGCCGCAGCTCTACCCAACATAGAAGCTAGTCTAAGGAATGCCGCAAGGTCATCATTTACAATCATCTTACGAGATACGTTGATGATGTTTCCTTTTGTTCCGATTGACACCTTCTCGTAGTTGGCATCAGTGATTTTTTTGTTTTTGAATTCCCCGTTCTCTTGAACCGTATCAAGGTCAGAGAAAGTACCCATTCTCAAACGTTTGTGCTCACGGAAATCGCTTACTGAACCTGTAGCGCAGAAACGTCTCCATGTGTCAGACTGTGCCTGGTAGCTAGCCAATAGGACAGTTCTGTTTGCTCCTTCAAGCAATACAGGGAAGTCAGACGAGCTTGACGTAAACGCACGACCAACAATGGCCATTTTGTCCATCCCGTCAACATCGATACCACCTCTAACAAGGCTGTCCTTAGCCAAGTCAACAAGTGACATGTTTTTGTATTTTCTTCCTGCCTCAGCGATTACCTCGTCGCTGAATGGCTTCTTATCACCACGAAGTAACTCAGGCTCAGAACGCATGATAAGAGATGCAGTAGCAGCCTGTGTACGCAATTCAGCGCTCTTGTCTGTTCCAACTTCTACATGGTTTTGAATGCCTTTACCTGCGTCACCTTTCGCAAACTCAGCAATGATAGCTGCACGCGCCTCATTAATGTCTTTGCCCTCAGTGATTAGGGTGTTAGCAAATTCCGTCGGCAACTTTGCCGAACGTACAGCTTCAATAATTTCAGCCGTTCTCTTACGCTCGTCCTCGATTGCGTTCTGAACAGCCTTCGGGTCTGCACCCTCTGGATTCAAAGCACGCTCAAGTTCAGCATTAAGAGCTTCATCCGTGATGCTCGCATCCACGGTGATACCACGCTTTGCGAGCATGGCAATGATCTGTTCTCTTTTCATTATTACACCTTGATTTAAATTTTGCTTGTTTGGTTCTTGCTCTGGATTTTGTCGGTTGTATATTTCCGGCAAATCTAAGCCCTTGTTTTCGCTATCCCCCTCAGCCGAGCGAACTCCTGCTCTAGGGTCAGCTGGAATACTCACAAATGAAATTTCCTTCGGAGTCCATTTACGAATGTAATACGTGCTATACTCATCACCTTCTTTCTTTTCCATGCGCTCAATCTTATCGACTGAGTACCCGAAAGAAATATCAGTGATAATGCCGTCACGCACATCGTTGATAAGTGGTTGAACTTCTTCGCGCTGACTGAATCTTACTGTCGCAACCCAAGTATCTTTCTCACGTCGGATATTCTCAGCGCGACCAATAACAGTCTCACCAACTTTACCCCACGAACTGTGGTTGTCTAATACAGGAAGTCCACGCTCTCCAGCACGACCAAGATTCGCACCTTCCATATCCAACACTTCGTTGTAGTATTCTTCTCGATACCATGAATAACGAAGCACCGGAGTCGGCGTTGCAAACACGACGTCAACCGTTCTACTGTCCTCATTCAATGTTGAGGGCAGGAACTGAGCGCGTGTAAACTGCCTGGTCTCTGTGTTGTTCTTTGGCATTAATTAAATTTTATCGTTGCAATAATACAATAATTTTTCAATCCACAATACATTTTTCAAAAAAAAATTTATTGAGGTGTAGCTTGAACCCCATTCGGCATCGTCTTACCTTGGCGAGGGTCGCTATCCAAAATGATTTTCTTCTCATCAAACTTCGTGAAGTCAGACGCGATTTCTTCCATCACATCGTCAGGATCATAACCCAACTGACGAACAGCTTCACTGTAACTGATGAATCCGTTTCGAACCATTATATTGATGGCGTTAGTTTCTTTGACAGGGTCTATCATTTCACGGCGAGGAGGTGTCCAGGTTGCAAGCGTCCCCTCCTTAGCCTTCCCTACAATCGACGCTCCGCTGATGAACCATTTCCACACCTTGTCACAGAACATCGGAATCAGCATGTTCTCTTGCCAGTCAACAATGTTCCTGTGGAACTCTAGCCATCCCATGCGGCCTGAACTGAAATTCACATTCCCCAAATCTCCTGTCATTGCTTCGTATGTTATACCTGTACCAGCAGCAATTCCCTGCAATATTTTTCGTGAATAACTTTCATATCCATTTGTCAATGGTGGGTTGGCAAACTGTACAGACTTACCAGGAGGTAACATTTCAATGATTCCTGGCTCAACGCGTGAAGCTAGCTCAATGTCATCCTGACTGTTCACCGTTGCATCCGGATTGGTGTCCTGAATAAATACTGTAAAACATGCAGCAATTTTCTGGCGCACCAACTCTGCATCCTCGTAGTCGTCAAAATCTTTCATACGAATCATTGACGCAGCCATCCAAGGAATGCCCCTGAATTGGCCAGGACGCTCCACATAGTACACATGACAAACATCATCATCTGAAACAAATTCCGAATTGATAGAAAAAACATCGCCTGAGCCAGGGTGCTGTTTAAACAACCAATATCCAATTCTTTTGCCAGACGCGTCAAACTCAACGCCTTGAATAATTCGGTTGCCCTCCTTCGTTGTAGTATTTTTTGTAATGTCTAAAAAGTCTGGCTCTAACACCTGAATACGGATAGGCATGTTTTGGTCTTCAACACGACGCTTGATAATCAAGCACTCGCCAGACTCCACAATAGTACGCATCACAAGGCGTTGGATTCCATAGAAATTCAACAGTCCCTCAAAGTCACAAATGCTACGCCCAGCCCATTCATTCCAAGCCTTCATAATTCTTTTCTCGGCCGCACGACTAACATCCATCGGCGTCGGCAAAATTCCAGTTCCAACAACGTTTGTAGAAATGGCCTGAACAGTACGACGTGCGTACACGTTATTACGAACCTGCTCTCTTGAACGATTCCGCAATGTAGATAACACTGGCCGCGATTCAGTATTAGCGTCCGAACCTGTCGCCTTCCAATTATCCGTTCTCCTAGTTGCTTGCGCAGCCTCATAGGAACGCAATAACTCAATGGCTGTTCTATTTCTAACTCGCTTCAATCCAGCTTCCGGATTTATCCACGAAATAAACTTATCTAATCTGTTCATAGTCCTTTGGAATGTTTGGCAAACAAACGCCTTGGAGCAGTATTCAATCCAAGTTCTTCACGCATTGCGTTTCGCAATTGCATCATTTCGTTAAGCGAGCGATAAATGACAATCTTGTTGCCATACATCACCTGCGTAACTCCTTGCGCTATCGCTCTGTCAAGCGCTTCATATTCTTCAATTGTCCAAGCCATTACGTTCGTTTGGTGCTAAAGTAAAAAAAATTATTTGATATTCTACCAAAATGAAGAATCTTTTCTACGAGTTTTAGGAGCAGCGCTTTTCTCAACTCTTTCACGTGGAGCAACTTCAAGCCAAAACTTATCGTTGTTCTCAAACCTATCCAAACCAACAACCGATGCCGCAGCCCTTGCGTACACACGACAGTCAATAGGCTCGTTCCGTTCGTACTTCTTCACCCACTGATAAACACGGTAACCCCTCTTATTCATTTTCATCTGTAATTCCTCAGCCGTCAATCCCCTGAAATAGTTAGGCTCGTACTGTGGAAAGTGACAATATCCATACGGTAACACACCGTTCTCGTCCTTTTCTTGACGTAGAAATCCGTACAACTCAGACTTAATAACGGAAACACCAACATGCCAGATTTTGACACGTCCGATTTTCTTTCCAGATGAGGTGACGTCAACTTGTCGAGGAGGAGCAACCATCACTTGCTGGCTCTCATTACCCTTCACTGGGATCACGCGAGTTACATCAAATCGCTTACAAAAATCGTAGACGTGCTGCGTGTTGTAACCCGTATCGACAGCCATCAATCGCATACCCAACTCAGCGCCATCCTCACGAACCCACGTCTCACCAACAACCCTTGCCAAGTCATCCCACACAGGACGAGCCGACGTATCACCAGGCAGCACACGAAAATCAATCGAGTAGGTGCGCTTGTTCTTACACCAGCCAACCACCTCAAGCTCAAGACGATCTTTCTGAACGTCGACACCAACCGTAATGAACGCAACCTCAACAGGAGGATGGTTTATGCGGTAAGTCTCCCTACGGTTGTATAGGTTCTCCCACGGTGGAGCTTCTCCCTTCTCTCGATACGGCTCTCCAAGAATAGTGTTCACAAACACACGCATGAGATTGGTGTCCTTTTGAGCTTCCTCCCATTGCTCAGCAATTTGAGACCAGGACAACCAACCAAGAGGCGAGTATAACGAGTTGATATGATACCCCTTTCGATATGTGTTCTTATTCTCTGGCGCAGTCATTACCCACTCGCCAGCCTCCAACATTCGAGGCTTAAAACGCTCCTCAATTCCTGCGGCGCAATCCTCACAGAAATACATCACCGTGTGGTATTCGCCCTCGTTCCATTTCAGATTTTCAAACCGCAGCTCCTGCATGTGGTCGCAGTGCGGACACGGAACATGATACTTTCGCTTGTCCGTTTTCTCGTACTCCGTCGTAATGACGGACTCCCCCTGAACCGTTGGCGTGCTCAGCTTGTATATCTTTCGCTTGCTGCCAAACGTTGATGTCCGTTTCTCAGCCAAGGCGATAGGTGAACCCTCGTTGTCCACTGACAATGGATAAGCGTCTACCTCATCCAAAACGAGCACTTTGACAGGACGCGAACGAAGCGATGCAGCCGAGTTAGCCCCTGAAAGAACAAGCACTCCACCTGGATAGCGCTTCGTGAACTTCGTGTTCCCTGAATCCCTTGAGCGTGATGGCCTAACGCGTTTCTTCAATGACGGAGACATCTCAATCATGGGATCGATACGGCTCTCAGAAATGCCCTTACTCATCTCTATTGTGGGCATAACGTACATGATCGGACAGGGTGCAATGTCTATGTAACAGCCGACCACGTTCAGACCTCCCTCCGTGTATCCCAGCTGAACGCCTTTCATCGCAATGACTTCATTGACCGGACTGTTTGGGCTAAGGTCGTCCAGAATATCCTTCAAGTATGGAGTTCTTGACGTCCTCCATGGTCCAGGCTCTGCTGAACTTTCTGATGACAAAAACCGATTTTTATCGGACCAGGCACTAACCGTCATCAACGGTATGGGTTTCAATCCATCCGCAAATCCATCAAGTACATTATTCTTCATCCTGAACGTCGTTTAGTCCGCGCTTATATATCTCCACCAATCGCTCAAGCGCGTTGGTAATCTCAGTGTACAAAATCGTGTGCGCCTCATTCCTATCGGTAGAGGCCAATATATTATCAATGCACCTGTCAGGAATAGACTGCAACGCCGTGCGCATTTCCTGACCCGCAGCAAACAGCGAACGGTACACCATGTCTTTATCAACAAGCTGCCCCTGTTTCTGTTTCAGCTCTACAGCCGCCAAACGTAACTTAACCTCTGCGGTTTTTCGTTTGATTTCAGCAATCGAGTTTCCAGCTGGGATATTGTCCTGGTGTTTTTCGTACAACTCCGAAGGCTTTTGCTTCTTTGGTTTCTCTCCCTTCGGAACAATCGCAATCGTTTCATTTACTTTGTCAGTGCGCTCCGTTGAAGGGTCAATGTTTCGGCCCCACTCCTCAGCAGCTCTGACAGGGTCAATCTTTGGTCGCTTTGGATTCGACCAATCTATAGCATCAACAATTTTTCCAGCCTTGATTGCCTTTCCAACAGCAACGTCAGAAACGCCTACAATCTTGGCAAACTCTCTGATTGATAATCTTTCTATTGCCACGTCTTAGTTTTTTAATTCGTTTTCAATTTGGTTGGCGAACTGCCAGTTTCTGCAAGTTTTGTATGATTGCTTATGTCCGTTCCAATGATCATATGTAGGCATCTCTACAATTTTAATGCGCTCCGCATTCATTATCGTTATTGAAATACCATTCTCATTAAGCACTAGCTCAGAACCTTCCTTGTATCGGAAAGCCAAGTGAAAATTGTTTTCCCATTTGTAAGGATAGGCCACTCCGCAAATGTAGAAGTATTTCGCTTCTGCCTCGTCCAATACAATTGGAATATGTTTCGCTCCTTTGTTGTCAATCTGTTTGGAATAACTTCCCGTCAAGCAGCGTGCGCAATGAACGTTTAGATTCACTCCTGTTACGTACTTCATCCAAAGATATTTGAATGGTGTTTCCAGTTTAATATACTGGATTGTTGGTTGCATACTCATATACTTTCTTAAATGTTTCAAGGGCACGCGGCCCATATTTGTGTTTTCCATTTGGTAGCGGAAGTGAAAACTCGCGCTCAATAGATTTGAGCATTTCATCGCCTGGCATCTCATAAACTTTCTTGGCGACAATCTGCCATGAGGATTTGCCAACGTACTCCTCGTGGTGCACAATCTCAAACCCACATGATGTAATAACGTTTTTTGCCATTTCTCTCGTGTGGAATTTCTGATAAAACCACTCGCCTGCCCGAAACAAAGCGCTGAATCCATTGCCGTCCAAAAACTCAACGTTGCGGTGCTTGATGTCCTTTTGCTTCCTATTTCGTTTTAGCCCCTCAATAAACTCCCAACGTCGTCCACTAATGTAAAGCTTTCCACCTTTGCGGAGCAGTGCGTTACAAACTACCACAACATCACGCTCTGCCTCGACTGTATCAACAGAGTTAAGAACACTGTCACAGATAACTACGTCGTACCGGCGCAACGTGATTACATCTAGAAGGTGGTCAACCATTTTATCAACGGCCTTGATATTTATACTGTTGCCTGTACGGTAATAAAATTCTAGTCCGCCAATATCATATCCAAGACGTGCCAGCCGTTTTAGATAGTCTGCTTGTCCACATCCAAAATCAAAAATCTTGTCTTTGCGCGTAATCTCTGGAATGACAAATCGCTCGTACAAAGTAGAACGGGAATGACTATCTGAACGAAGTCTAAATTTCTGCGCAAAACTCTGAACGTAGGTATTCTTTTTGAGGTGACTGTAGCTAAACTCTCCATACGTATCGGAGAGGAACTTAATTGCTTTCTCCTTTTTTTCATTGCTGATGTAGTAGACCAGAAGTGGGCGGTTCATAGTCTTCATAGCAACAGCGTACTGATGTCCGGAAATCACCTCGCCATCCTTACATGCGATACATCCAGAAAATTGACCGTGTCGCATGAATAGCAAATGAATCATTGAGCGAGCGTTCGCTCCCAACGGTAGATGATCGTAGCTTATTGTTGAAGGTCCTACGACACAGAAGCCTTCAATAGATGACAGTTGAACGCTCACCTCAACGGTTGCGTCAATGTCAGAACTGTTATGAATCTGGTTAAATCTCACCTCGTCCTCCTCGGACACGTTGTGCATTACAAACGCTGGGAGAGTAATCAACCCGATAGACCTTGCAGCCGTTGTGCGTTGGTGACCAGCAATAATAGTTCCGTCACTGTTTAGAATAATCGGCTTACCAAACCCTACAAATTGAATGCTATCTCGAAGTTGCTGAGATTTGCTAGGTTCAATCCTCCTTGGATTATACGCTGCAGGGTGTATCTTACTCACATCAATCATTCGCAAACCAATTTCGTTCAACGAATCCGGCCAGAGTTCCATTGTCGTCAAGGTATTCCCTCACTCGCTTTTCCATGAATTCAAATTCCCTCTCTGTTAGCGGAATTTGATAACTGCTAAAAATCATTTTTTTGATGCTACTTGACACCTGAGCCACAGAAGGCCCAAGGGGAACGAGCTCGCCGTCTACCTGTTGAGGTATGTCTCGCGCCGTGTCACCAAGCGTTGATTGGTTCACCCACTCGGGAAGAATCGAAAGCTCCTCCTTCAATAGAGAATCAATCTCGTTGTCACTGAATCCGGTAATGCCTAGGTCGTAATCGTCCATGGCAAGCTCGGACAGTTCCTCTCCCAACTTCTCAAAATCCCAGCCTGAGTGGAGAGCAATTTTGTTATCTGCAATTCGAAGCGCTTTCTTTCTCGACTCCGATAGATTGACCAGCCTGATAGCTGGAACGTTATCGAGTGGAATTCGCTCTGCAGCCATCAACCTCCCGTGACCTGCAATAACAACATTGTTCTCATCCACAAGAACCGGATTGACAAACCCGAACTCACGTATCGAGTTCACCAGAAGCTCAACCTGTACATCCCCATGTGTTCGCGAATTTCGTTCGTATGCCTTCAATGATTTAAGCGGCAGGTACTCTATTTCCAATGTCATATTTCTTATTGCTTTCTCAGACAAATCTACGAAAGTTTGCAAACATTCGCAAACCGATTAAAGAAAGTTTGCAAACTTGTAAAAATTTCTATCACTAGCGAAATTTCGGGGGTCGGCGCCACCGCAGGTTTTGGGGCTAAGGGGGAACCATGCCCCCCGAGGGGGTCGCCTTATTTATAAAGCCTTTCCTTTACCCATGTAACGGGCTTGCTGTGGTGAATTATCTCATACGGGATAGCTCATGTATCATACGCTTAGGGAACTCGCTCTCTGTAGTGTTCTGTAGGGCTGTGAGCACAGTGTTATTGGTCATGGCTGTATGAACTGACAGGGTGGTAAGTTTGTTTATGTTGAGGTCATTATTGATGGGCTGATACCTATTCCCTATTTTTTTATACCCCCCTGGTTTTCTTATACGCTTATGCCTGAAATCAAAATCTCCACCGTTGTATCTACCCCTTGCCCATACCCCCTGATTTAAAGCGCCAGGCCCTATGAAAGCCCCAGCTATTTGCGCACGGCTACCTTTTTTGATTACGACTGATATTCCTGTACGTGTAAGGTTAGGCCCAAAGCGTCTGAGAGATGTGGGCTTACTTGATGCGTATATGTACGCTGTAAGGTTGTTGGCGCTTGCACGGCGTATTTGGGTTGATGCGTTGATATCTCCAGCCTTGAAGTTATAGACTACACGTATTTCCCTAGAGCCAGCCGTTTTGAGTTTGGATATGGTGTGATTGATTGCTCTCATTACGCCTTTATTGAATTCGGCGTTGGTAAGGTCTCTGAACTCTCTACGTATGGATGTGACGGCTTCTTCTACGGATATTTTGATCATGGGTCTAAGATAGGATGTTTTTTGATATGGTGTTTTGATTTTGCGTGATTTTTTGGGGTTGCTACAGCTACTACAGTTTTTTGGGTTTTGTAGCAGTGTTTGTAGCAAGCTCAAACCCTTGTAAAATATGGGTTTTTTCTATATACTACTACATTACTACAAAAATATATATATATATATATATAGAGGTAATATAATAATAAATTAATATAATTATTATTTTTTATTATTATATCGTATCTATCAGGGGGTATATTTTTCCTGTAGCAGGCGTAGTTTTGTAGTTCTAATTGAAAATCAAGCACTTATAGGGAACAGGCACTGTAGTAATCGAAAAAAACAGGTGTAGCAAGGGGGTAATTCCGTTAAACTATTTTGCGAAAATATAATTTTATTACATAATTTTAGTAATATTATTATATATGACGTATAATTATGTTATATAATTTTATTAATTTTATATAACGAAAATTATATATATGAATAACAAAATTATATTTAGCGAAGCGTTGGACGCCATATTGAGAGCCACGCCAGGCGATGAGCTCGAATTTTTTTGTGACGGTGATGTCATGAATCAGCTTAAAAGTGAGGTAAAAGGCATCAAATGGGTGCAGCGTGATATGGGTCATTTTGTGGTGACTGTTCCAGAAAATGCGGCGCGCAGCTCAAGGGCCGTTATCAATGAGATCATGGATAACTATCAAGGCGGCCTTCAAAAGCTCGATATTCCGGATAGCACGGCGCGCGTCTACGTACACAATTATAACAGGGCCAACAAAACAGAGTACAAAATCAAGACAATTTTAGGCGAGTTATTTTTGTACTGTGACGATGCAAAAAGGCGGTTTTTGTCCATCGACCAATATCAAGAAATATTAAACAAGTGCCTTGCTGAAATAAATGACGCACGTAGGCGAGTACGTGAGAATTCATTTTTTGAGATGCTCAAACCAGACTATGACAACGGATTAGACCCAATGACAGCAGAGGACTTGGATATAGCACCAATTCCGGACGGTGGATTTGCAACAGCCCAAAAATGGAATTGGCAGGTTAATGAGTCCCCAAATATCAGCAAAACGTGCCGTGTTTGTGAGGAGGAATTTTTGACGGGTGATCCCGATGAAAAGCGTTGCGAAGTTTGTAGATAAAAAAAAGCCCCCGAAAACATCGGGGGTTTTTTATTGGTTGAAAAGTTACTCTGTGCGGTCTCTCTCGTTGAGAATGGGCAGCAAAATATTGGCAAGCCTTTCTGCAGTAACTTGGTCGATGTAGTATTTCCCGATAAAATCTAGTATGTCGGTTTTAGGCACTTTTATAAGTGGTGAGCCAGCCGAAAACAGGGCTATTTCTTTGATAACATCAGCGACCTCATCAAATGCGTATCCTTCAAGGCTGTTGAGTACTACGTCAATTGAATGCAACACAGTGGCGTGTGTACGACCGAATTCTTCTCCTGCTTTTCGTAGGTTCATTTTCTCGAGCATAGCCCAAACCATACCGGCATGTCTCCAAGACTTTATTTCTACGCGCCTATTTCCTTTTCTGAGTTGCTCTGATGAATAAGGACACACGGCGTAGAAGTCACGCATTGTAAATCGTGAGCAGTCTATTTTTGAGCGTATTTTCCGAAGTTTTTTGACTGTTTTTACTTTCATAGTGTTTAGTTTTATAGGAAGCCACGTCCTGAGTTGGTCATTGCGTTGATTTTCTCGTCTTGAATGAATCTGACGTACTGAAATAGTTTGATTAGTGTTTTCATATCTGTGTGTGTTAAAAAAGGGGCATAGCGCCCCGTCAATTATTTTTTATTTCTGTTTTTGTATTTTCCTGAACGGTTGTACGTTCGTTTTGATTTTTGAGCTACTGGGGTTGGCTCCTCAACGGCTGGCATCTCAACGGGTTTCATGGTGTTTGGAATTTGCTCCGTTGTTTCAGCTGGTGTAGAAACTATTTTCCAGTCGCCACCGTTTAGATGATGGCATTCTTTAAGTTTTGCATATATATGTCCTACATAAAAGTAAAAACAATTACCTATTTTATCCACTTTTGAAACTTGATACGCTTTACCAGGTGTCAGATAAATTTCACATCCCTTTGGTGCTTCCACCCACATTCCGTCTTTGAGTTCTACATTATCGGTTTTAGAGTTTTTGGGTGCAGGTTCTGAGGCTGGAGCAGGTTCTGAGGCTGGCGCAGTAACCACCGACAATCGAGTCATCTCAGCTAGAAAGTCCTTCAATTGAGTACGCATACGTGATTTTTCGGACGTCATTTTCAGAAGCTCCTCAGATTTTTTGCTTAGCGCTGCGCTGCACAATTTCAGTTCAGTCTCGACTTCCTCGATTTTTCTCTCGCGTCGTTTGCTGACTGCGCGCATTGAGTCGATTTGCTCGCGCATGGCTTGGATTTTCTCACCGCGCTGTTTGATTGTGTTTTCGAGCGCCTTCACCCAGTCTTTAAGGGCGTCGATTTTGACTGATTTCTCAGAGTTCACTGAGTGTAATCCGTTGAGCTCATCTTGGAGCTTTTTGTAGTTCTTGGAACTTACGATTTTAAACATACTATTTGGGTTTTAAGAATTACGTAATTTAGAGCGTAGTGAGTCAACATTTACAGCTACAGCTGTGCTAGTCGATAATTGAGGAAGAAACGGTATTGCCTCTGGAAAATGTTTTTCAACATTTTTGTATGTTTTGAGGGTGTAATACAAAGTTTCATTGATTTCGGTGTATAGCTCTTCTGCCTTTTTCTCGAGCTTCTTATATTCGCGTTGAAGTTCAGTAAGTTTTACGGATTCGTCGTTTGTTGGAGCTATACGTGTGGTACGATCATTTTCCCAAGGAATCGGCTTGATTGTAACCCATTCGTAATTGAACCCGTTTCCGCAAACCTGAATTGATGACACATAGTTTATATACGGTCTAATCGTATCCGAGTTATACATCTCTACGATTTCATTTGGCACTCTAGATAATGCCATTTTTCGTACTGCGTTTTTAAACGCTGTGTCAGCTTCTGCTGCTTTTTCCCAAAGGGTTTTTGTCATTGCCTTAGAAACATCTTTAGCAATGTCTTTTGTGATTTTACTCATATTATGTGTTTTAAAAATTACATGATTACTGACGGGTCTTTCCCTAGAGCTATACAAACTGCGCCTCGGATAAGTGACTTTGGCGTTATAGTGCTGCCGCTTTCTAGAATTGCATCTATGTTGGTTAGGACCGCGATTAGGTCGTCGCGTTCTGTTTTCATTTTGGCGTAAGCATCCAGCTCAAGGTGTTGTATTGAGTCAAAGAACGCTCGATGTTCCATAGGATCATCAATTCCAGCCATTGCGTTGACGCATTCGACTATTCGGGATGCATTATGATTGCACGTCATAGTAGATTGTGTGTGTGACATTGAAAGAAGTAGAAGATTTGGCTCTTTAGAAAATATGTATGTGCCAGTGTTCTTGTACTCTACCCTCCAAGGCTCGGGTGTGTGTTTTGTTTCCATAGTGTGTTTTTTAAATATTTATGCAAATATAACTAAACTTATTTATTTACAAACTATTGTAAAATGTTAAAAACTGTTAAATTTTTCGGTAGTGTCCAATAAAAAAGGGGCTGAGCGCCCCTCAATGTATCTCGAGCTACGGTATTCACCTGAAAAATTTGCCCTCCAAGTACAACAAGACAAGAATTATCGAGATCACAATTATCAATGTCAGGAACATGCCACCAGGTACGGTGTTGCTCTTGACTTCCTTATGCTTTTGCGATTCCTCATGTTGCACTTCGGTTCTTTCAGTTGTTTTGGTATTGTCCTGGGAACTTGCGGACTCATCCGTTTTCACATCCTCTGAAATTTCAGTCGTTTTGACGGACTGAACAGGGATAGTTCTCGCGTCTGTTTGGCCAATGGCTCGAACTGTTCCCGTTATTGGGTCATAGGTCAACGTGACACTCGTAGCACCGTCTTGAGCCTGAATTGTCCCCATTTCAATAAGGGTGTTGAGGCTCTGAGCGACGATAGCCGTTGTTCCAGGAACTGTAATTGACGTGTCGACACGTTCAGTAATGACAGTGTTGATTTGTTTATCGGTGTGTTTGGATTCCTCCTTTGAAATATCAGTATTTTGAACTGTGACAGCGGTGCTGTCCGTTGATGACGATGAGGTGTCGATTGATTTTCGTATTACTCCACAACCAATCAGCAAAGAGCACATTAGGACTACTATAATAAATCTCATGGCCTTGTCTTTTTAGCGATCTGCTTCTTTAGAGCTTCTATTTGCTGGTTAAATCCCTGTACCTCTAGGTGCAGCTTTCCGTTTTCGGCCTTCAACTCAGCGTTTTCGATTTTTAAATTTGCGTTCTCAATACGTAGTGCCGAAATTGCTTCGGTGAGTTGGTCTTGTTTTGTTTTGAGCGAGTCAATTTCTGGCTGTAAACGGGAGACGTATCTCTCGTACAGTTCAACGGCTTTTGAATCCGCGTCTAGTTGAGCGCTTTGGTTTTCGGCATTGACCTTTCTACGGTCAAAAATCATTCGGACAATGAAGCCTCCTGCAAGTGATGCTGAGGCGATGAACCATTCAGAGGAAAATATTTGTTCCATTTATATATTTTGGTAGGCTCAAATATATCAAATATTTTGATATAGCAAAAAATCCCGGCAAACTTACCGGGATTCTAGTGATATTTTAGTTCTTTGGAAAGGGAAGTGTCCAGGCCCATTCATGCAGCGTTTTTCTTGACAGCTGAATATTCTGGTTTTTGACGAGTTGGTCAAGTTCTACACGAAACGCATTGAACCCCCTTTCAAACTCATTTTTTGGTACGTGCAGGTAGGGGTCTTTTTTTTGAGGCTCAGGCGCTACATTGGCGTGCTGAATTGAGTCCATGTTTTGAATTGGCATCGGCTCGATATTTTGAGGTGGCGTAAACCCTGGTTGATTCATCGGCATTTGAAACTCAATTGACGGCTCAGGCTGTGCGGGTTCTGTCACCACGTTGTACGTTTGTTGGAGCGCTTGTTTTTGCGCTTCTATTTCGGCTCTCATGCGTGCCATTTCTGCGCGCTCGGCCTCCATGGCTGCACGCTCAGCGTTCATGCGCTCCTGCTCCTGGCGTTGGCGTTCTGCCTCTGCCTTGCGACGTTCTTCCTCAGCTGCCAGGCGTGCAATTTCTGCCTGTCCGTGTTTGATGAGAACATCCATTTGTGCGTCAGTGAGTTTGGTGATGTTGTCGCTATGCTCCTGAATAGGTCCGCAAACGAAAAACCCGTTGATGAGTTGAAATCCGTTCTCATGCAGCGCCGTTATGCGCAGCTGGTATTGTTCGCGGCGCTTGGCCTCTTTGGCGTCTTCAATGCGTTTTTGCTCCTCCTTGAGGCGCTCCTCAAGCGGCTTGATGCGTAGGACAATGCGGTCTGCTTCGGCCTTCAATTCACGTTGGAATCGTAGGGCTGGTTCTGTAAGCTCCTTACGTCTGTCCTCAATACGGTTGCGTAGCGTTCTCAGCTCGGACACTCCGGACTTGACGAGCTTGAATCCCTCCATGTCCTCAATACCGTTGACGATGAGTGCGCCGTATTTCTCCTCCAAAAAGGTGAGAGCTTCCTCGGTAATGGTGGAGCGTTTCAGCTCGACAATTGTTGTCTCAATGAGTTTGTCTGTTTCAGCTACGATTAGCGCCTGTGTCTCCTGTTCAGGCGACTGAACAATCTGTGCTTCTTGCACGGGATTTCCATTTGTTTTTTGGTTCATATATGTGTGTTTAAAAATTACAATCCATTGTCAGCAAATGAGTAATACTGACCCTCCTCCGGTGATACTATAATGCTGTCCAAAACTTCCATCTCAAGTAGCTTGAATGCGTTTCTTATACGATTATGCATATCTATATCGCTTTTACTTGGGCTTATATTTCCGGATGGGTGGTTATGCATCAGAATCACGGATTTTGCATTTGTTTTCAGCGCTATCTGTAGGCACTCTTTTATGTCGACAATTACTGAGCTTGATCCACCAATTCCGATGAGTGTCGCTCCAAGCATTCTACAACTGTTATTTAGCGAGAACAACCAAAATGACTCTTTCAACTCTATTTGTGATTTGTCAAAAAAATGGGTATGCGTAATCGTATGCCTTACGTGATGAATCTATTTTTGGTAGCTGGCTAATTGGAACGCGGTGCGAATAGCTAATTTTTATTTCGGGTACTTTCATGGTGCTTTAGAATTAATTACTGTGAATTGAAAATTCTATCGAGTGCTGGTGTAGAATTGTCTCCAGCTCGTCTTTTGCTTCCTCATCGAATATGGTAGCTGTATCAGTCGCCTGCCAATCCAATTGGTCTTTTATCCAACTTCCTAAGTCATCAATAATTTCAATAGCTCTGCGTGCGTGTCTTAACTCTATTGTTAAAATCCAAAATCCTGTTTCAGTTATCATAGCGTGTGTTTTTGTGTATGCAAATATAACTACATTTTTATAGTTGGCAAAACTTTTCTACAAATATTTTTGATAAAAAATGAAACCGCCCTAACGAATTAAGGCGGCCTCACACACACTACGATTAAAACCCGTCAAATATACGGATAAAATCGACACAACCAAACTGTCGCATCAGCTTGGTAGTATTTAGAACGGCACTTCATTAGAGCCGCTTTCAAATTGATTTGAATTTCTGCTAACTAAGGGATCATCTCTAAAATCGTTCATCGCTTCGGTAACAATTGATAGAGGTACGGAAACACCTCTTGATTTGATTCCTGGAGTATACGTTCTTGGCTCAACACGCTCAGCGTTTGGAAGCCTTTCCAAAATACGACTGTAATTTTTAGACCACGCCGTGTCGCGAATGATGCTTGTTATACCCTCAGACTGATTAGCGATTAAAATCCGGTCGTCCTTGACCATGATTCCAAGCCGTCTCAATCGTGATTGCGCCGCATACTGCGAACTACCGTATTCGCTACGTAGTCCAATAGCTACCATAATTATCTCACCAATAGATCGGTCAATACGTCCCGTTTCCGTCTCAAGGCTAGTGATGTGTCCCATGATTCTTCCGAATAACTGATACTCATCCTTTGTGAGCTCTAGGCCTCGTTCCTCTGTCCAATCTCGTGCCTCAACCCATTTGACGGCATCCTCGTAGGATATTTCCTTAGATGATGTCAGCGAGTATGCCCCTGCAAGCATCGCCCCTACTTGGTCACCAATACGACGCTGTCCAATTACGGCAGCTACGGCATCGGCAAAGGTGCGCGCGTTTTTCAAGATTACCGGAAGGAGCTCTATTGTTCTGGATTGAATGGACTTCACGAACTCGTCGGTTACGAGCTTATTCCATGTATGCTCAAACGCTACAAAGTCCTCTTTGCGTCGTTGTCCTTCAAATGAAAGAAGGCTGAGGGTAGTAAACCTAGAACGATCTGACTGTTGGTTTACGTGCACCCCGATTGAACTAAATGCAAAACAGGACCTCATTATGTATGTGCGTGACGCTCCGGTCTGCGTACCTTTTCCGATGAGTCCTCCGTCATGATAGGAAGCTGAACGTGCCAGAGACAAAATGTTCTGAATTCGCTCCTTGTCGTTGTTGTTATCCACGTCCGACTCGTCAAATAGAACGGCTCGAGCATCGTTCTGTAACAGTCCTCGGACACCTGCCTCGGTTGTTTTTCCTTGAACAACAATTCCAGTGTCACCAATTAGTCTTTTGACGAAGTTGTCCATTACCCATGACTTACCAGAACCGGCTGGCCCAGTTACCCAAATGTGCGGACGCCATTGCAGCACCCCACAAAATGGGGCAATCACACACCATCCCGTCAAAAGGTATGCGTTGATTTCTCGCTCCCAAAGCAGCCATTTGGCGCGCTCAATTATCTTGGACGCCTCAATGGTTGTCGCTGGCTGCGATGTACCATATCCAAGGCGCTCGCCAATTTCATAGACGTATCGCGATTTAATGGAGCTCAATGGCATGAGCTCGCGATTTACGATGAGTGTATCTCCTGCGTGAATAAGTATCTTTCCATCGTCCACCCAAGCGCCTCGTCCACGAATGAATTTGTCTTTAAACGTACCCACTTTGTGGCTGTTGAGCATAAGGAACTGTGTCGCCGCGTCGACGTCAAGTTTCGTTTTGCCGTTACCTGGGAACTGCCGCTCCCAATAATTGAGTGGGGCAAGCATCATGAGGTTGGCTTTTGTCATAGATGACGGAGAGAGTTTTATCACCGCCTTCGCATCGAATGAGAAGAAATAATACACAAGGCGACTATTCTCATCCTTATCATATCCAAGGAATCGATAGTGTGGGTTGTCGTTTAACGACTTAGTTTCTTTCGGGTCTATTGGTGGCAATGGAGGATTCTTGATTGGCTGTAATTTCTGAGATGCTGGCGTCGGAATTTCTCCGAGTTTTTGTTCGAAAAATTCCCATATCTCACCTTCCTTCCACTGCTTATCTGCCGCGTCCCATTTCTCAGGGAACGATTTCGGAACGTGAACCCACGATTTTTCTCCGTTTAGTTTCTTGGAAATTTCAAACATTGCCTTGCGTCCTGGCTCGTCATTGTCTGGCCAAAGGATCACACGACGGTCAGCTATTGGACTGAAATCGGCTTTGTCTATTCCGTTTGCTCCACCTATCCAAGTGGTGACAATAAATAATGAGCTGTCGTTTATTCGCGATATGGCATCGGCGGTTTTCTCTCCTTCAACAAGTATGACTGTTGCGCTTTGATTCTTGTGAATTAAATCGAGATTGTACAGCGGCCTAGGATTTTCAAACCCCATCCATCGCCACTCTGAACGGCTTCCGTCCGTGGCATAGACATAGGGTATAACTTCCTTTCCACCTGGAACATCAAACCTACATACGTAACCTATTACATCTCCGAGTGCGTCACGATATGTCCAAAAGTTTTGAGCAATACCATGGCGATAATGTTGTATGGCGTGTTGTACTGGCCCTGTAGGTTTAATCTGTTTCCATGAATTGGGCCGCGCTGGAATCGGTTCACGTTTCTGGGGCTCGACAGCTCCTGAAATATCTCCTCCTCCAAGCTCGAGGCAAGCCTCTTGAAAGGTACGCCCCATGCGTGTCAAAAAATCGATAGCGTCTCCACCTGCGCCGCATGCGAAGCATTTATAAATCTGTTTTGTTTGGTTGACCTGTAGTGATGACTTATGGTCGTCGTGAAATGGGCATATTCCAATATGATCTGCACCTCGTTTCTCGAGATGTAGGTAGCGCGACACTGTGGTCACGATATCTGCCTCGGAAAGCAATCTGTCTGCGTCGATTCTCATAATTTAATTTTAGTGTGTGTATGTGTGCTCGCGTCACAGATTCTCAATGAGATTCCGTGCTTCATTGGGATCACGAGCAATCCCTGCAATTCCTCCAGCTTGGCGCACCCTCGATATGAAATTGAGCTGTGCTGCTGATGTGCGTCCGGATTCTGTTTTCACTTCCAAGGCGGTGAAGACTGCGACTTTCTTCCCTACCATATCTGGCGTGATTGTTTTTTCCGTCCACCCTATCAAGTCAGAAGACCCCTCACACAATCCTGCGTGTAGGGGTCTGCCGTTTTGTATCACCACATCGCCTGGCATTAGCTTGGCGTTTGTTGGTGTTGTAATTTTTCTTGATTTTCCTATCCATCCCATGCCGACATTATTTCGGAACACGGTAGTCGTTCGGAGCTGCGATACTCCTAGCATGATTAGTTTTTGAAGGTTTGTTTCAAACATGTGCGTAAAAAATGGACGGGAAAGGTACAAAATAATTTTGATTAGTGGATGACTGCAAGTCGTTTGAGTTCAATAAAACATCGGACTGTAGCTCTAACATCCTCCAATGCGTCGTGTGCACCTTCAAAACCTACACCAAAAAGTTTCTCATGTAATTCAGTAAGTTTAGGCCATTTAATACCGCCTCTGGCGTTGACAGCTCCAACATATTGCGTTGACTCCTTCATGGTGCATCTTCGGTTTTGCGGCTTATTGAGTGCTCTAATTTCATAACGAATCATTTCAGCGCTAAGCACAGGCGTATCAAACGATATGTTGTGAGCAACCATGGTGTGGCATCTGTCTATTGCATTTGCTAAGTGTTGTAGAGCGAAAGCGGCATATACGCCTTTCTCATTGTTTTGCTCTGTCGAATACCCATTTTCAATCCAGAACTTTTCATTTGGAATAATCCATCCGTCAGGTTTGATTAGCTCGCAAAAAGTCTCCACTTCGTTCATATTCTCATCAAGTAGAATGTATGCAAGCTGAATTACTCTCGGCCAGTTATCCA